GGATGCTCTGATGAACGAGCTACCTCCATCATATCCTCGAGCGACTCCTTACCTTTTTCTAGTAATTCGTAATATGTTGCTCTTGAATATTCAAAGTCATCATTTAATTTTTTTTCACTACTCATTATGAACTATCACCTATTAATGTTATTACACTTGTAAATCCAAAGTCACTATCAACTAAACCTATCGCACTATCAGGATTTGGTGTAACAGTAATCCTTGATATTTGTATATCACTATCAGATAAACCAACCTTAATTTGTGACACATCTGTAATAGATTTTCTAATAATACCAGATGTATTTATAGGTCCATAAAAGTTGGCTTTCATTTGAAAATCTAATGTATATACAATTGTTCTTCTTGCTGCTAAATCACCTTCGTAATCATCACTAAAACTTAAACCTTGTATTACAATCGGCATATCCTCTTTAAAATTAGGAAACTCTGTTGCAAAAGGTTTAATTGTTAGCGTATATTGAGGATTAAAAAAAGGTACAATTTGTTCAACTATCTGTAATGCATCGTCCTGTGACTTAGCATATATATTTAATTGAAAACTTATATTATATGGTATAGGAGTAAAAAATTTTCTTCTGTTTTCTTTTGCTGTACCCTGACTGTTAAATGTACTAATCTTTGTTAATTGTCTTGTTAAGTCATAATCAAAACTTGTTATCTCAAATGACATACGTGGAAGTTTAATTGCGACTTGAGAATTTGCACTTAAATCACTTTGCTCTCTTACTCTTTCAAGATATTTTTGTTTAGGTGCATATGATAAAGGTACTTTAACTTGACTAACAACCTGACCAGTCGAATTTTTTCTTATTACATATATGTTATTAAACATACGACCAAAAATGGCAACTGATTTTTTAATTTTCTCGTGATAAAAATGTGTTCCGAACATTATTGATTCTCCGTATCACCAAATGGATTGTTTTCACTAAAGTCAAGGAAACTAGAACCACTACTAAATAAATCATTTTGTTCATTTTCTGATATACTATTTTCCTCTGTAATTGCAGATACAGTAAAGTCTGAATCAGCGACTAAGCGTGTTGTACTACCACCTGAAATGGTAATGGTACGATTTGTTAAGAAGTTACGATATGTGCCATCACTTGCACCAACATGTACAAGATGTAATTTATCATCAGAATCAGAGAATTGAGTAACCTCACCAGTCATTGTTAAACTTGTTGCACTATCTAATATCATAGTTGCCTTATGACCAGGCTCTATATAATTACTATTTCTATTTAATGTTAGAATATATGTGTATCCGTAGTCTTTCTCTATTTTATCAATGTCTGTTACACCAGTATCAAGGTCCTCATCATTATATTCAAATAAGGTACAACGTAATTTAAATACTGGTAAATTTTGTAATTGATAGAATGGTTGTTCATGTTCAACCATTGTAATTTGGAATAATTTCTTTGTCATTGGAAGATAAATTAAATCACCTTCTAAAGGTCTTACTGATGTTACCTCAGCATCCATTTGTTTTACTGCGGCACTCCATCTTCTTCTTGATACAACAAATGTTGCCTCATCACGAATTTCAACACCAAACTTTGTAAATAGGTCACCTTCACCATCAAAACCTTCAGCATTTTCAATGTACATTTCTAACATATATGATGAGTTAAATCGTGATGGAATATCATCACCAAGAATTGTATCTTCGTTTACTATATCTCTTGGAAGATAAAATACATTTTGTCCATAAATCTTTAATGATTCAATGACTATATCTTCATATAAATTTTGTTCTGACCTAAGTGATTCAGAAAAGTATATATTACGTGCCATAACCTATCCTACAAAAAAGTCTACAGGCGTTTCATGGTCAAGTCTTAATCGTTCTCTTAATCTTTCTAAATCTTGTGTTGCATCATCATATATTTGTCTACCATTAAGTGTAACACCACCAGGTAATTGCATACCTTCAAACTTAATTAAATTTTGACCCCATTGTTGTTTAATCAATGCAGTTGTATATTCTTTTAACCACATATCATTAAAAACTTTTGTAAATGATGTTGGGTCAATTATCTTGTATGCTTCATATACAATATAATCACCGGCCTTTAAATCACCGTCTGCAAAATCACCAAAAATATATAACCTATCTTGCTTTCTTGCATATTCAATTTGAGGTGTACCATTTAATTTCATATCTAATAATGATAGATATTGTTGCATTTGTTCGTAATATGCAAGGTCGCCAACATAATTATGCATATCTGCAATATCATTTAACATCATTTGATATTTAATATCAAAAAAGTTAATACTTGAACCAAATGTAGCATCAATAGCAAACATTCGAGCAATGAATAATACATCAGTTGCAACTGAAACATATTCATTTGTTACATCAGTAGACGTAATTTGATGACTAACAAAAGTTCTAACAGTTCCTTCTGAATGATATTCCTGATAAATCTGTAATGCTTCATCAAGCCTATCTTCCAATTGGTCTTCATCTACATTTATTTCAATAACAGGGTCGCCTAGCTTTCTCTTACTGTAATCTATAAGTGTAGCTCTTGAAGTTGGATTTGCCATTAATTTATCTCCTAATGTTACTATTTATAATATTATGTAATAGTAATCCCTAAAAAGTATGTGTTTGCAGTTACAGCCGAGCCATTTGGAAATTCTTGTGAGGAATAAAAGTCAGCACTGTACTGGTGTTGTCGAAGTTCACCAGCACCATTTAGTATAGTATTAACCATACCTGTACCTCTAAATGTAGTTGATGTGTCGGAATCAGCAACTAATTGATAATTAATTTTAGCGCCAGTTATATGCAATGCACTGTATCTCATCATGTTTTGTAATACTGCATTAAATGCTGCACTATCAGGTGTAAATAAATCACCATTGCCATCCAAAACATGTAATGGTATTGAATAATCTGCACCTGCTCCAGTTTTACGAAATATATTAGAACTAGTGATAGTGATTGCGTCATCAAGTTGACCTCCCGCCGTTGCATTAGTAGCAGCATTTCCAGATACATCAAATCTTGTATCAACAAATATTGGAGATGAACTTGCTCTTGTGCTTCCGGAATGTGATGTTCCTGATTGAACATGGAAAATGCCTCCAACGCTATCATTTGTTGTATCAAATGTATCATATGCTGCTATGGCTGGTTTAATAAATGTATCAATAAAATCTGATTCACCCATTGCAACTACATTATTGCTACCATCTAAATAGCATGGAAATTTTCTATTATTTGAATCGGCTGTGGTTTGTATATTATTAAATACAGTTGCAGAATCACCTGAATAAACATTTTGGTCAACATGGTCATGAATAACAACAACTGCTGCTGGTTCATTAGTACTTGCTTCATCTTGGAAGGCATTTGATGTAGTAAGGGCCAGTCCTGTTTGAAACCTTGTATCTGTAATGGTATTTAAATTACCAGCAGCTGAATCATATGTTAATTTTACCGAAGGGTCTAGGCTGTAAAGAAATCTTGCTTGCCTTTGAATTTCAGTAATTTGTGCAGCCGACATTTGTTGAATGTCTGCACCGTTAAATAAAACTGGAGTTCTAGCCGTCATTATATATTACCTCACTATGTTGCTGAACCAACGATTGTTTTTAAAGTTGTCCCGCCAGAGTTTTTAATAAGTAACGTTACAGCTGAGGTAAAGTTACTTGATGTTATACTTGTTAATGAAGCACCTGAACCAGAGAATATAGTTGCACCAAGTGTTCCATTAGAAGAATTAAATGTTAAATTTGTACCACTCTTTGGACCAAGGTCACCAGTTGCAGCTGTAACAAATAATGGGAAACAAGTTGTATCTGTTGATTCATCAGCAACTGTAATGTCAGTTGGAGTACCACCAGCTGCATTTTCAAAGGGTGGTGGAGCTCCTGCACCTGCTGAAGTTAAAACTTGTCCTGATGTACCTGTAGCTACTGCAACAGGGTTACCAGAAGCATCATAACTAATTATGTTCCCATCAGTACCAGATGCCATTTTAGCAAGAGTTACTGCATCGTCTGCTATCTTACCAGTTGTTATCTGTGCGTCTGCTATGTGTGCAGTATCAATAGAACCATCTACGTAGTGTTCACTGTTGACAGCATCATCTGCAATTTTAGCACTAGTAACAACATCGTCTGCTATGGCCGAGGCTTCTCCTGTTAATGCACCAATAAATCCAGTAGCAGTTATTTTACCGGTACTTGGATTATAGGTCATAGTACCATCAGCCTCAACACCAATATTACCAGACCCTGCCGCCCCAGCTCCAAAGAGAATTACGTTATTCTCATTTGTAGATTCGTTGTCTGTAACAGTAACAGTTGTTGCAATGGCTGCAGTACCAGAAGTATTCTGATTACCACCAGTATTAACACCTGGTAGGTTAATGTTACCTGTACCATCAAAACTTACACCACCAATGTTTCTTGCAGTTGCCAGTGCAGTTGCCGTTGCTGCATTACCAGATGCATCACCTGTTAGAGCACCAATAAAGCCAGTGGCAGTTATTTTACCAGTACTTGGATTGTAGGTCATGGTACCATCAGCTTCAATACCAATGTTACCGGAACCGGCTGCTCCAGCACCAAAAAGAATTACATTATTTTCGGCAGTAGACTCATTATCTGTAACAGTAACAGTCGTTGCAATAGCTGCAGTGCCTGATGTATTTTGGTTACCAGCTGTATTAACACCTGGTAAATTTATATTTCCTGTACCGTCGAATGATACTCCACCAATATTTCTTGCTGTTTCTAAGGCCGTTGCCTCTGCGGCTAGGGTTGCTATGCCGGCCCTAACTGCTAATGCAGCATTTGCGGCACTATCAGCGGTACCTGCCGTGGTTGATATTCCAGCTCTTACTGCCAATTTTGCATTAGTTGCAGAGTCTGCTGTTGAGGCGTTACCAGTTAATGCAGCTGTAATTGTTCCTGCTGAGAAGTTTCCACTTCCATCACGAGCAACTATTGCTGAATTTGTATTTGCATTTGTTGCCGTGGTAGCACTATTTGATACCTTACCTGATGTACTAATTGTTGCAAGTTTTGTGTCTGCTATTGCTGCACTTGCATTTACATCTGCATTTACAATTACTCCTGATGCAATTGCTGTACTTAATGCAACATTACCAGAACCATCAAATGATACTGCACCGGCAGTAACATCACCAGTAATACTGAAATTTCTGGCCGATGCAAGAGCAGTTGCAGTTGATGCATTACCAGTGACTGCACCTGTTACATTTGCATTTAACATTGCCTGGGTAAAACCTGTTCCACCTCTATTAACAACGTTTGGTGGTACTGCAGAATCAAAGGCAGAATCAACTAAATTATGATATAGATAATATTCTTGGTCAGATGCATCTCTGAATAAACCTGTATGTCGTCTTTGACCATCTCTAAAGTAATGACCTAAAAATCCTATATCGAGCGCATCAGATGTTTCGTTACTATCAGCTAGATGAATTAATGGGTCATTTACTGTATATGTAATTGAACTGACAGACGTTGTTGTACCAGTTACTGTTAAATTACTTGTAGTAACATTGCCGAATGTTACATTGTCTGATGTTCCAACTGCTTGACCAATTGATATTGCACCACTTGATAACCCAACACCTGTACCAGCAGAGAAATGAGCTCTGGTTTCAGCTGCACTAGGACCTGTGTAAGTGAATACACCTGTTCCATTATTATATGCAAAACTTCCATCACCACCAGCATCTGTTGCAGATACAACTTTTCTTGCCTCTGTTGAATCAACAAAACTACCATATAGTGTTGGAATTGTTGGGGTGCCAGTAAAGTTTGCATATGCCAAATAATGACTTGCAGCTTGATTGGCAAGTTGTAGTGCATTTACAGCATCTTTAGCAATAGTTGCTGAGTCAGCACTTGTTGCATTTCCGGATAAAGCAGCAGTAATTGTTCCTGCAGAAAAATTACCTGAACCATCTCTAAATACAAGTGTAGAATTAGTATTATTATTAGTAGCATTTGATGTGACTGTAAATGTTCCACCTTCACTACTTACACTACCACTTATACCACTACCAGATGTTGCACCTGCGGCTACATAGTTACCTGTTGTATCAGTTGATAATGCAACTGAGTTTGCAGTTACTCCTCCTGCCCTTACAGCCAATGCCGCATTTGTGGCGCTATCTGCAGTTGCAGCTGTTGTTGCTATACCAGCTCTTACTGCCAAGGCAGCAGCGGTAGCACTATCAGCGGATGCAGCGTTTCCACTAGTATTTTGGTTACCAGATGTATTTACGCCTGGAAGATTTATATTGGCAGAACCATTAAATGATACACCACCAATGTTTCTTGCAGTTGTTAAGGTTGCAGCTGAACCACTTGTATTTTGAGTACCAGCGGTATTAACACCAGGTAAGTTGATATTACCTGTGCCATCAAAACTTACTCCTCCAATATTTCTTGCAGTTTCTAATGCCGTTGCAGTAGCAGCATTTCCAGTAGTTGTACCAGCTTCTGTTGCTATTCCTGCTCTAACTGCTAGTGCTGCATTTGCAGCTGAATCA